ATGATATCACCCAGTTGTTTTTCTTTTTGATTTCTTCCGCAAACCTTTGGTGATCAAAGTCCTTGTGAGTTGAGCCCCTTTCACCGTATAGAGTAGACTTTTCCAAAAGATATGGTGGGTCAGCGTAGATAAAAGTTTCATCGTCGTGTCTCCTAAGGCTGTCTTCAAACGAGGCGCACTCTACAGTGAGGTTACTGCACTTAAAATCTCGCAAGCGATCAATACTTGACTGGGTATAGCGTGGGTGGTTTAACGACATTCCACCGCTCAAAGTAGCCCCGCTAAATGAGCAGCGATTGATTACATAGAAGACACAAGCACGAAGCATAGGGTCTAGTGATGTATCTGTCACCTGCTCTTGAAAGTATTTAAAGTTTTCCCTAGAACAAGGGTAAAGTGCGCCCTCCAAAGTGTGTGCCATGGCTGGGGCTCTCCCTGGCGTCGCCAGAACCTGCTGCCAAAAGTTTACAAGCGGGTCAAAGATATCATACCCATAAACCCTAACCCCTTGCGAGGCGTAATGAAGTTCTATTGATCCACCACCAAAGAACGGACTGACCATTTCAGTCAGGTCTTTTGGGAAGTAGGGTACAATATGTTTGAGGGCTCTCGTTTTACCACCGGGGTATCTGAGTAAAGACTTCAACTATCCTCGCTTTCACTTCTTAAAACTTGGCCAGTTCGTACTTGAACGTGGTTCCCACACAAATTTGTCCCCTTTTTTGACCAGCACAGTTCTAGGAATTCGGTTTGCTGCTGGCATTATAGTAACACGGGCTCTCTTTATCCCAAGATCGTTACGACCCTGATCATTCTTGGTAAAGAAAGCTGGGGCATAAGCTGGTCCGCCTACTCCCTCTTCGCCAAAGGCATAGTTGTACGCTTCCTCCTCAGTCATCTCTTCCATTGCTTTCCGTAAGAAAATATGATGAGCACTGAGTACCACCTTGCCGTCCTTAGCCTCTACCTCCATCTCTCCCTGGATTACAGCATCGACTAACTGATTAGAAGTAGATACCTGACCAACTGTATCAAATTCAAAGCCTGGACCCATGAAACTTCTCATCGATGTTTTGGACCAGTCCTTGTCTAATGGCGGGAGAAAACCAAATGGTTGTTTGTCCTTGATAATCTTTGCGGCAGCGTCTCCTTTTGCACCCAGGTCCTCTTTGCCCCAGCCCTTTAGATTTTTTAAGTAGTCCTTTAGTGCTGTACCAAAAATCTTTGCCGCTGGTTCATCAGCTAGTCCTGACTTCTTGGAGATGCCACCCCACTGCTGGGCAGACTTGGCAGACTTGCCATCTTTGTGAGAAATGTGAAACAACTCGTTATCATCCGCATCTCGTAGAGACAGATCAGACTTAGGATCTTTCTCAGACCCCACTGATTGTTCCATTGTCACCACACCCTTAATCATATACTCTTTTTCGCTGCCATCTTTATCGGTATATAATATCACGACATCAACAGGATCTTTAGGGTTCTTCTTTAGTTTGTCTTTTGCTTCGGCGAGCCTGTTCGTGAAACGTTTCATATTGGCAACCTCAGCCGCTGTGCCTGCTGCGCCGCCACCGATTTCTGCTTTCTTTACTATGTCCGTTATCGGGATGAGCGAGGGAATCAAAATACCTTCGTCGCCTTCCTTGTCTGCAAAAATATTATCACCTGCTGCTGCGCCACCAAAGTTATCTTGATAGTATTTTTTAATGGCACCCTTTGTTTTTTCTACGTTTACCGGAAGAGTAAACGGGTTTCCTTTCACATAATAAAGAGCCATGTAGGCAGCGGCACCCTTCTCTGCGCCGGCTCCACCCTGTAAAATTTGCTTCGCCGTGTCATCGTCAACTTTCTCAACAGCAATAGTGTCAGCAAAAGCGTTTATTGTTTCCCCAAAAGTGGGCACGGGCACTTTAGCTTTTACAAGAGCAGTAACTAAGTCGCTTTGTTTAGTGAAGAGAGGTAACTTTTTAATATCTTTAAAATCCTTATCAAGAACCACCTGTATCTCAAGCTCTGACACTTTTCCAGTCAGCACGTCTTTGTTTGGCACGACCGCCGTAAAGTATTTTTCTTGCTCCACCATCTTCGCAATTAAATTAATACGGCGAGCCGGAGTGCCACCCAACCCATCGATTTCTTCAAGGTCCATACCCTCAACATTTTTCGATGAAAATACGTTTCTTACTTTCAGGATTTCATTTGAGCCAAATTCTGCGGTACCCTTGCCGGATCGTCTCTCAACAGATGCTCGCCTTTTCACAACGGACAAGAGGTATTCGCCCATCCTGTCCTGCATTATCTTAAGGACTCCCTGAGTGTCTTGTTTGTCAGTCTGCGCACGGGCAACTTCAAACCCCTTTTGAATTGCTTTGATCTCGCCACTATTCGGCGTTAGGTTGAAATTCTTTTTCAAAAAGACCTTGATCCACTTACTACTTAATCTGTCATCCTTGAGGAGCTTACCAAAATCCACTTTCTCTAATAGTGACGTAAGGTGGGCAGCAGGATCAGTCGGTGTATTTTGTTGCCCTACCAACAAGTTATCAATCATCTCGTTGAGCATTGATTCAAATTGAACTGGGGTTTGGGATGTTCCGTCTCCCAGGTGTCCGACTGAAGCTTTTGCTCCCTGGATTTTTCTCATAAGAACCGGCGAATGGGTATGCAAGTCATCTGCGACATCCGGGCAGCCACAATTGTGATACCCATTTTCGACATAGCTCTCCAAGTTCATTGCAGAGTCTCCGTCCACGAACAAGTCCGTCACAAAAGCATCGTGTTGCCTGTCGTTCAAGGTGTCCCAGTTATCATAACTTAAATCATTTAGGCTGAGGCGACGATTAAGCTCGCCCACTTTCTCAGAAAACTCTTGGCTAATCTCTGGATCTGAGGATAATTGTATGATAATCGGACTTTTTTGCACGGACTATTTCCTCATAGAAGACGCTTTGAGAATGGAATTCATTTCTGCGGCTATCTCTTCCCTGACAAGTTCCTCTATAGATTCCATATCCAAAGATTCCTGTGGGTCATCCTCTGCCTTGCTTAAGAATTTTGCTCGGATCTTTACCTTCCCGCCATCATCAAGCTCGACCACAGCACCCCCAGCCATAGGAGCAAGCACAGTGCCGAGGCTACCATTTCTATCGTCAATTACTCGCTCGCCTTCAGCGAAAACATCACCCTGCGTCTCAGTTAGAAGCCCCTCTTTTGCGAGGTTTTCATATTCCTCTGTAACAAGCTGCTGTAAACGTTTTCTTGATATTTTCATTTTCATATTATCTTTTTTCCTTTTTAGCGGAGAGCACAAACTTTGTGCTCTTTATAAGTAGTTCTACAGCGATCTAAAATCCTGCTCTTCTAGCAGGGTATAAGTAAAGCTATCTCCATATAATGACGAAGAATTTCTACAAGACTCCATAAACTCGTTAAAATCATCCACTTTTTTAAAAACCTGACATCCTGCCGACCACTTGTCAACCTGTTCGCTTTCAGTATACGGATTACTTCTGTGAATGTTGATCCCAAAATAGCCTTCGTCTTCCGGGGACGAATAAAAATCTAATATTCTATCTTTGTTGTTGTCTCGCCAAACCTTCACCGGCTTTCTTTGGCATAGGGCTTCATATCTCCCTTTGTGCTTTCCCAGTTTCCAAGTGGATCGGTATTGCCCAGGTACAAGAATTGCAGTACCCTCCTTGTTCAGCGGATTCAACAGCCAATGCTTGCCTGGGTCTGTTGTAATTGGATATACTGCCCTGACCCATTTTAGTGATTGGTCCTTATAGACCACCAAGAGATAGTCATCAAATTTATTACTCTCTGTGGTGCCTCTCCTTACTCCAATCAGGTTTAGATTATAAATCCCGCCCGTAAAAAAATTATACCCCTTTTTTCTCATAACCTCTTGTACGTTTTCGGAGGTAAGCAAGTCCTCGAAAGGCACAGGAGGCAGATCCTTCTCTCCTGAATTGATGTGGAGCTTCGCATTGTTTAGGTGGTTGGTAATCATTGTCAAAATCTTCCAGAACATATTTAGCACCCCTCGTTTTCTTCTGTCGGGTCATCATAGTATAACACACCATCGCAAAACTTTAAATCAATTTTTCCATCCAAATATTCATTGAGGATACCCCAGTACTGTGTTAGGTCGGATGGTTTTAATTCACCAGATTTTGTACCTTCGAGTGCCCACTGGGCGACTCGGTATGCAAAAAAAGCTTTCGGAGCATACACGACTGATTCATCGTCTGAGTAAAAAACCGCTCCTACTTTTGTGAGGTGATCTAAAAAGACTTCTCTTGGAATCACAGGAAATCCCCCGTTCTGACAAAATAATGTCTTATGTCAAGCTGCGAATGGAAGAGCCGGCTGGGACATCCCTTGGGTCAGCGGTGGGGCGGGGCTCAGTAACATTCCCCTCCTTGTCTTTAATCGCCGGCTTTCTTATATCTTCTACCGATTTTGCCATGGCGCTCATATCTTTCTTTATTTGAGTCATATATGCCTTCTCTGATAGATCGATTTCTTCTTCTTCTGTTCTGGTCGGGTCGTCTGCCGTCCCAGATCCGCCTACTGCCCTGGTCACACTTATTGTACCTTTTTTTGTAGCAGCTATACCGGCAGCCACAACAACTTCTGCAAGGGTTTGCCCAAGTCGTCCGTTGGTGTCTGCGACGAGCCCCTTCATAGCGGCTAAAAGTCTTTTACCCCTAGGGTTTTTAGGCTCACTAGTTATAAACTTTTGTACGTCTGTTTTCATTTTTGTAACGATCTTACTAGCATCAGCATAATTCTTTGCCAATGGGGAACCACTCAGTGCTTCTGGCGTCACCTTTGGCAACTCCTTGCCAAGCTTCTTTGCCTTTATGACAGCCGCAAGCTCTTCTTCGTTGTACATCTGGGGGGTAAACTCTCCAGCCTGGAAAAGGATGCCCTTAAATCCGGGTATCGACTTTGTGTCTTGAAGCACAAAAATGTTTGGGTAAATATCGTCCCCAAAGAAGGTCACGTTTGGCAGGTCTTTTAGCTTTTTAAAATATCCCCTATCCTGCTGAACTTGCTTTTGGTATTTGTCAGAAATGCCCTGAACCCTCTTCGCCCCTACGGTTCTACCTCCGGCATCCCCTCTTGTCACATCCGCCGTGACCGATACCACCGGGGGGACATTGATCTGCAAGATGCCGATGTCATAACCAAAATCAGCTAAAGCTTTGATGCGGTCGGTCATTTTCTTAACATCTTCACCTGTGGTGTCAAAAACAACGCCCCTAGCTGATTGGATCATATCAATTGCCATACTTCTGCCGGCGTCCTGAAGGATTCCTCTGGCAGTCTGCTGGACAAAATCCAAGTCCGGGTCTTTTTCTGCTGCGGCAAACTTCATACTTATTGCGTATTGTGGGAAGACGTCTTCAATAATTTCATCATTGTTGAGAGTCACAAAGCTATTGGGTATATTAGCTATCGCCTTGCTGATATAGCTTTTGCCAGCGCCGGCAGGTCCAAAAACATAAATTGCTTTAAAAGGGTGGGGATTATTTAAGATGTTCCCACGGACACCCTCATATAGGGGCGATTCAAAAAGAAAAGACCTCCGATGCTCCTCAAGCTTTTCGGCTATGAGGGTACGGAGGTCTTCTATCTTATAAGGTGCAGTCACGGCTGTGACCCACTCTCTACTTGCGCTTCAGAAGGCGCTCAACGACACGCTTGAGTACAGCTTCCGTGAGGTCTTCATCGTCGATCACTTCGATGGCGAAGTCATCACGATTTGCTGGAGCTTCTTCTTCCTCGGCAGCCTCTTCTTCGGCGGGTAGCTCTTCGGCGGGTAGCTCTTCAGCGGCGGGCTCTTCAGCGGCTGGCTCTTCGGCGTCCATAGAAATATCAACGTCGGTCACGTCAGCAATGGCACCCACCACGGCGGCTACGATGTCTTCGACCTGTCCTTCGATATCACCAGCGGGAGCTTCTTCGGCAGGAGCTTCTTCAGCGGCTGGCTCTTCGGCGGGGTCTTCCTCGGCAGGAACTTCCTCAGCGGCGGGCTCTTCATCTTCTTCAGTGAGATGGTCAAGCCAGTTTTCGGTAAGCGGTCTGCCAATTGCGGCGAGGGTTCCCCAGCGTCGTACTTGCGCTTCGTTTAGAATCTTTTTCGACATTTCTCATTTTCTCCTTTAAGTGAAAAGCGGTGCCTTTTACGGCGCTCTTCATAAGTAGTTTCTATTTTATGAAAAACCCTAGTTCTCCTCAAAAATGCCTTTTTTCTTTAGCTTCTTGAGTGCTGCTTTTTCGATCTGTTGGATTCTAACAAATGTTACTCCCATTCTTTCCGCCACGTCCCTCAGAGAGAGCCCCGTATCGTTCTTTCGGGCGCATACCACGGAGCAGTTTAAGTCCTCTTCAAAGTCAACCCAGCGGCGGCAGTCTTTCTGGTCGCACGGCAAATTATATTTTTCTTGTATATCAAAACACTTAGTCATTGTTTTTTCGCATCCCTCTGTATTCATCGACATTACGTCCAAACATCTCTGTTCTCTTGTTTGCCAGCAGCGTAATCTTGTGCATTACGTCAGAGTGGTCAAATATCTCTACCTGATCTATTCTGTACTCATGAGGAGTTTTATCTTCCTGTCCCATTTTCACGTCCCAAGCCCTGGCACGCTCATATAAATAATCGTCTACCCAGTCAATCTTAAGGTATCGCCAGCCATCTTTGTCAATTCGGCTTCTGGTAATAACCCCATATCGACGAGTGCCGTGGTAATAGTTTGTCACTACTTGCCCCCTCCTGAATGGGTGTGGGTATTTGCTCTTGTTCTTGCTCATCTGACACTCCTTTCGGCAATGTGAGTTTCACTCTCTTTGGTTCCGGCAGAAGTTTGCCTTGCCCACTCTACTTTGTGGCGCAACTCGGTTAGGTTTCTAGCACCGCTGTATGAAAATCCGCTCTTGATGCCGCCGGTAATATTCTCCAAGATATGATCAATCGACCCTTTGTAGGGAACATAAGATGATACACCCTCCGGCGAGGAGGATTTGCCCCTCCAGTCCATTTGAGCATTTCGGCTAGCCATACCACGATACTCTTTGGCGATCTCTCCGCTCTGCAAGTGTACAATTGAGCCTGGAGTTTCGTCTGCGCCTGCAAACAACGAACCGCACATCACAAAGTCAGCGCCCGCAGCGAGGGCCTTTACGATATCTCCGGAGGTTTTGATTCCTCCGTCGGCGATGATGGCGACATCCCTATCTGTCCTCGCACAATCGAATATGGTTTGGAGCCCTGGTAGTCCGTGCCCTGTGACCAGCCGAGTGCTACAAATGGAGCCCCCGCCAATATTACACCGCACAGAATTAGCACCCCAGTCAGCAAGATCGTTCACGCCTTCGAGTGTGCATACGTTGCCAGCCATAATATGAATATGATTGTCGTATTCTTTCCTCAAGTTTTCAAGAGCCGTTTTCATCAAAATATGATGACCGTGAGCCACGTCCACACAGAGGGTGTCAATACCCACAGAAATCAAAGCCTCAGCACGCTTCATATAGTCATCAGTCACGCCGATGGCAGCGGCAATATTGCCAGTCCAGTCGGTCTTCTGGATTGCACAGTGAGCCATTTTTACTTGGTCTTCTATCGTATTATACCGATGGAGGATTGCCATCCCCCCAGCATTACTCATAGCAACTGCCATCTCCTCTTCGGAGATTGTGTCCATTGGCGATGCGAGGATAGGAAGTTCTAGGACTCTCTCGTGTCCTAGCGTACTTGATATGTCTACTTCACTTCTACTTGTGATACTGCTATACTGCGGCACCATTAGCATATCGTCATAGGTGACTGCTTCTTTAAATTTCATTTCGTTCTCCAGTCGTTTGTTTAGTTTTGGACATTAGGTAAACCATCCACTCTTTATCTTTAACAACTATACCACAGACCAGCAAAGTGTCAAGTGTTATCTGGGCATTTCTTACACATTTTTTTATCTGTGAGCCCGGAAAGAAAATCAAACTGGTTCTTCTGAAGGTTACAGGTAAAAAAAGGATCTTTCTCTGCGAATTCGTCAAGATATTTGTCGGCTATGATGGTTTGGAAGACCACTGCCCCACTATTCTTAGCCAAGTTGACATAATATGGGTTGTCATCATATAGTACTTCTATATTATAGTCTTTAAGTATTTTCAATTTGTGCTTTGCCATCTCTTGAAAGTGGTTCAGTCCCAGGTTATTTTTATCGTACTCGAATCCACATAAAATATCTTCGTACAAATCATCGCTAAAGCCCAAAGCCTGCAAATCCCTCGCAACTTCTTCTCTTTTTGATGGCGGGGTACCGGTCACAATATAAACCTTTCCCCCCCACCCTGTTACAAGCTTCATAAAGAAATCAGGGGCATAAGACAGAGTGTCGTGAAAATCAATTCCAATGTTCATTTTGTTTTCCCTACCGATCACCAGTTGAGCCCAGGGCTCCCTGCCCACGCAGAGTCGGTCGTCCATAAATATCAGAGGATTCTTCAATTACAATGTCGGTTTCAACCTTTACAAAAACAGCCTGAGCTATTTTATCGCCGGAATGAATTGTTTGTGTACGATCACTGGGGTTGTGGAGATTGACAAATACCTCACCTGTGTATCCCCGGTCAACGACACAGGCACCAACTAACAGTCCACGCTTGGACGCAATACCTGACTTGTTTTTAATTTCCATCATATACCCTTCGGGCACTTCAATTCTCAGCCCTGTTGGGAAAAGAGACGATCCGTGGGGCAGGACGCTTTCGGTTTGCTTTGGGATCAATGGGTTTGGAGTTGGGCAAAAGAACAAATCCATCCCAGCATCCGTTGGATATGCCCGCACTGGCGGCTTTGCTTCTTCATGAAGTTTTTCAATCCTAATTTTCATTATTACATTTTCCTTTTTGTTTATCTTGGGGTCAAACCCGTTTTATGTAGTTTAATTGTTTTGCTGTAAAATCTAACTGTACAGTAATCACCTTGGATAGCTAAAATTACACCCTCCGAATCGAATGGAGATAAAAGCTCCCAGACATTACAAAGCACACTCTGCCCTATGCAGAAACAGCCGTCTTTTTTCACCTAGAAATATTCTTTCAGTGTTTCTAAAACCTCTTCTGCTTCTGCCAATTGGGCAGCCCACTTGTTTATTTCATTGAGAAGATTTGAGTGCTCTCCAATCCCAACAGGGTTTTTGAAATAAACCTCCAGTACAGCCAGGGCTTCATCCCGCTTTGCCTCTTGGTGAGAAATCGCAGCTTGAAATAATTTATTCTTCATTTTGTTCTCCTTTCAAAAATGAAATATCAATACCGTCTTCTACTTCGTTTCCGTGAGTGTCCCAACCATCTGGGGACTCTCTTGCAAACATTTCTAGTTTAGATTGTTCTGGAAACATCTCCTCGATCCGTTTTCTGACTTCTGATGGTTTTGCGCTATGCTTTCCTCGCATTTCTGATACCATCTGTCGGATGTTGCGTGCTCCTCTTGGCTTCGGAATTTTTCCACGCTTACCGATGAGACAGAGTTCCACTTGGCTCATTGTGTAGAAGCCAGGATTTACTTTTTGTTTATCCCACACAAATCCTACGGTTGCCCAGGAAAAGCCCCAAGCCTTAAGTAGATCGATGGCTTGATCAAGGTGAGGGCTCGTTGCCCACAAAAAAAGCAAACAATCATCATCACATAATCCAGCTACATCAAGCTGCTTAAGTTCCGGCAACTTCATACAACCATAATGTCGAACTGCGCCACCGCTATCGGGTCCGCCTTTCCCGGTGTGTTGAAGCTGCCCTTTATAATCCCACGGAGGATCGGCATAGATAATTTGATATTTTTTCAACTTAGTCTCCTAAAACTTCTTCTGATGGAGCGGGTGCTGAATCCCCACTTCTCGTTATATTCTAAGTTAGCAATGTATACTTTGTTGAGGGAAATCCTATCATTATCTCTCACTCCCCAGCAACGAATATTGGCATCATATGAATTGCTGTCAGTAGTAGAGATAATCCAATATTCTTTGCCATTCTTTGTCTTCTTCTTTTTTACTTCCCTCGGAATGAACCAGACCAGTTGGAGGTCAGGGTCGTACTCGCTGATGGGTGGGCAACCCCTCTCCATCAAGCTATCTTGAATATGTTGGGGCATTACCTCGTGAATAGGGAAGATGCCCGTAAGCGAAGCAAAGTGCTCCAGCTTTTCTTCCTCAGAGAAATCTCCTTCTGGGGCGTAGAGTTTAATGTTGTCTTCAAGATTCTTCTCTTTGCGGGGTCTATCGACCGCCACCGCTGACCAATAGTGTTTCATCCCCGTGAAGCGGTCGTCCATCAACTCATCCAGGGCTTTGCTCCTGACCAGAACATCCAGAGCCTTCTTGTTGAGCTTGGAGTATGTGATACCCTCGTTGAAGATAAACTCCTCAATACTATTGAAGGGTCGGTTGTTCACAATCTGGTCAATCGCTGCGTCCCCCAGCCCCTTGATGCCGGCGAGCGGCTGAATCAAAGTCTTACCGTCGTCACCGATCTCCCAGACTCGTCCGGATTTGTTGATACTGGGAGGGACAATATTAAAACCGAAGGACTTGGCTGTGTTGATAGCACCCGCCTTCTTGTCTTCTGGCTCCTTGTCCAAGAATGCAGCCATCCACTCCACTGGGTAATAGTGACTTAGCCAAGCACATTGAAAAGACACCGCTCCGTAAGATACAGCGTGCGATAAGTTGAAGCCATAACCTGAGAAGTATTCCATTTTGGACCAGAGGTTCTTGGCTACATCTTCGGTCAGTCCGTGTTTGCCGCAGCCCTTCACAAACTTTTTATATAATTTGTCCTTGACTTTATCTTTCCCTGTTCCCTTTTTCGTCAGGACTTTGCGGAGCAGGTTGCCCTCGTCAAGTGAGATATTGTCGCCAAGCTTGTGAGCCAGCAAGGCTAACTGTTCTTGGAAGACCAATAGGTTATGTGTTTCTCCAAGCACTTCTTTGATGATTGGGTGCTCGTAGTGTACTTGACTAGGGTTGTTCTTGTTTGCAACATACAGCTTGTTAGCCTTGGCGCTAAGTGGACCAGGGCGGAAGATAGCTGTGACTGCCGCAAAATCAAGTAGGGAAGCCGGCTCGGCTTCCTGACAGAACCGCTGGGCTCCGCTGTTGGTCATTTGAAAGATGCCAGCCCATTTACCTTCGTGGAAAACTTCCTTCCAGACTTCTTGGTTATCAAAATCAATTGTGTCTGGATGGAGATGAGTGTTATAATAATCTCTGACCTGTTCAAAAGTCGGCTCTTCAATTCCTTGATGGCGTTTGAGGATGTGACGAATGGCTCCCGAAATCATACGGAGAGTTGACAGACCGAGCAAGTCAAACTTAATAAAGCCGAGCGGCTCCAAGTGTCTAACATTCTGACCTTCGCTCCACGGAGTCTGGATGACTCCACCGGAATTGATCAGGGGCATATGTCTATCTAGATTTTCGGCGACCACCACGCCACCAGCGTGTCGTGATATGCTCCGCATATTGCCGAACAGATTATCAACGTGAGTCTCAATATCAGGATACTTTTTGAAGAATTTTTGAAGAGTTTCACTGTATTCTTTTACCTCCGAAAATGTTGGGGTGTAGACGCCAGCCGTTTGACCGTGCGCTTTCTTGGCTAAAGGCGTGGCTTCGCTCATCATCACACCCGTCACCTTGTTGACTTCCATAAACGGCACGTTGTAAAACTTGCCGATGTCTTTGATGAGTGAGCGAAGTTGGAGCGTATTGAAATTGCTGATGGGGACGACCGTTGTCTTGCCCCAGTCTTCTGCTAATTGCTCCTTCAAAACCATCGGCTCCTCAACATCAAAGTCAATGTCTGGGTAGCCTTTGCCGCCCTTGGTCAAAAACCTCTCAAACTGAAGTTCATATTTGATTGGGTCGATCTGTGTGATATCTAGAACGTATGAGAGGAGTGAGCCGGCGGCTGACCCTCGTCCAAGACCAACAAGCATTTCCTCTTGGGCTCGGTCGGAAATGGCTTTCATCGTCAGAAAGTACTGAGCAAAGCCTCGGTCGCTAATAATACCCAATTCATATTTGAGGCGGTCTACATACACGGGGTCGGTGATATTCTTTTCTTTCATACCAGTCAGGGCATCTTGGGTCAACGCCTGGATGGCTGTCTTGCCTTTAGGTACCACAAACTCTGGAAGGCGGACTTCACTGGCGGGAAGGAAATCTTCACACCGGTCGAAGGCGATGTGGTGTGTGCGCTCAATTGTATCACGGACAAAGGTATCGTCATACTCGGTGCTGTGCTTGGCTGAATACCGTTTGTAGCTCTCCCACATCTGATCGCCATTCTTCGGGTAGAGTTCATAGCCGACCTCATCAACCGAGTCTGGAAGACCGTTGTCGCCCTCAGCCCAAGCTGGGATCTTGCCACCCCAGCCGATGCGCTTGTACATCTCTCGCTCCTTCCAAAGTTCTGGTCGTGGGTAGTGGCTGTCGGCAGTGCTGATAACTTCTACACCCATTTCCATACAGGCTTGGATAATATAATTGTTACCTTCGTGCTGCTCTTTAATATCATTCCACTGAACCTCTCCGTAGAAACGGTCGCCAAAGATTTCTTTGAACTGAGCGATGGTATCCCGCATAGCGGAGAGCACATGGTCTGAGCTTTTGTCTCTGTTCTTCCAATAGTCTCCGAACAAAGGTCCGGACATACAAGCACTACTGATGATAAGCCCCTCATTATATTTGTCGAGCATCTCGAAATCCATACGAGGATAGCGATAAAAGTTTTCAGGCTGGTAGCTGTTAGATACCAACTGGAACAGGTTGTTTAGCCCTGTCTGGTTCTGGGCAAACATTACAAGATGGCTGCGACTATTGAGAGGGTTGAACTTCCTTTGACGGTCCTCATCCTCGATGACCATCCCATACTCTTCCTTCTTCTGGCGTTTGGAGTTAGCCTTGTGCTCCTCGTACATCTGCCGCCATTTACGATGGGACTTGATGAAGTAGGATTCGCATCCGTAGATGGCTCGGAAGTCTTTTCCGTCTGCCTTCATTTTCTTCAAGTGTTCCACCTGAAACGACAGCCCGTTCATG